GTGCTCGGTTTTCATTCTGTTTCTGCGACTCGTACTGGCTCTGCGTGATGTGTGCCGTGAGCTGCTGTACTTGTTGCGCCAATTGATTGTAGTGCGAATCCTGCTGTGGTGGTGCTTCGCCACCAAAGTAAGCCGCCACCTGATCGAGAGGAATCTGGAATTGCTGAATCATTTGCGCGACCGCTTGCGATTTTTGTTGCGGTGTGCCTGTTCTTAACAATGCCGCAGTCTGAAGCAATGGGCCGATGGCTTGCGCCGGTGTGCTGTTTTCGTTTCGCAATATCCACTCATACGGCGCAAATTGCTCAGTGATTGCCCGAGCCTCTGCGTCCCTTTGTTTGTATGAGGTGATGCCCTTTTCGTAGTCGGCATCCCGTTGGGCAAAGGCTTGTTGTAATTCAGCCGGCGCTTTTTCCCAGTGTTCTTTCAGCTCAAGGCGCAGGCTTTTGGGCATCTCCGCTCTTGGCTTTTCAGCCATCTGCGGTGCTTGATTTTCGGCATTAGGAAATTTAGGAGCAAACTTACCGCCCTCGCGGTTTTGTGTGGCAGCGTGTTTGCCACGGTTTGTCGGTGTCTTGGTCAGCGCCTCACGAATCGTATCGGCTCTGCTTTGCGGCTCGGCTGGCGCTTGGGGCGCTTCGACCGCTGGGGTTTCGGGTGCTGGTGTTTCTACTGTGTCGGGTGCGACAACTTCGTTTTCCATCACTTCATCCTTTTCATTTGATCGAGGGTCATTTTGATCATCTCCTTGCGCTCGGGCATGGGACGGTTGTGTAGGCGGTTTGCCATCTCTACGTTTAGGTTAGACATCTTAACAGGGGAAATCGGTGCGCCTGGTCGGTCAAACTCTTGCACGGTCGCCAACTGTCCGCGCAACCTGTCTCGGTGGACTTCTTTCTTTTTGTTCCATTCGGCCTGAGCATACTTAACATCCGAATGCCCCATCTCGATTGAATCAGTGCGCTTAAGGTGGTCGCGCCACTGCTTTCTGCCCTCAATCATCTTGCCATCAGGTGACATAAATGGGGTAATGTCGCCCATCACTGCGGTGTATTCGCCAGATTGACCCTTAGACTTTTCGTAGGGCTCGCTGCCGTTAGATGGAAATACCCATGTTGTTTTCACATTAGCTCCAAGATCATTGCAATATCTTCTTCATCACGTTTGAGCTTAACACGCACTTCAAGGTCTTTAACCTTTTGCATGAGCAAATCATAATCAATTTGGTTTCTAACTGCAACTTCTATTGTTTGTGTGGGTGCGGTAGTAATCTGTTCCCTGATCTCAGGCGGTAAGCCAAACAGCGCCTCTTGCAGCTTGAGTTTGCGTTGCGCCTCTAACTTTTGGTCTTTAGCCCATTGTGCATCGCGCTTTTTTTCGTCAAAGCCAAAGTGACCACCTAATAAAATCTCAGGTGCTGGTGCTGCACTTGCGCCTATTGTGGCAAATGGAAGCTCTGCAAATGATGCGAAACCAAACATTTAAACCTTAAAAAGTTTTTATCAGCAGTCTGTTGCGTTTTCAAAGCCAACCTGATTTTTCAAGTCAGCATACAAACTTTCCATCAAGTTATCCGTTGGAGTTGCACAATAAAAGGCATGTTGTGCCACCTCTTGAGCGTTGGCTTGCCTAGCATCTGCGTTTGCAGACACAGATACCTGATATTGGCATTGGTCTTTGGTTGCCCAAATATTTGTGATTCGTGCGTAAGCATCCGTAAAAGGTACGCCAACGCTACTTGTAGAGATAGAGATTTTGAGTGCCATTAGAAAGTTACCTCAGTTGTTTCAATTTTGCTAACCCACCTAATAGTGGTTGCCGCCGCCCCTGTCACAGTAACGGCTATGCCGCCATTTGTTGTGTCTGCGGTAATTGCCAAAACCCATGTAGCCGCCGCAACATCTTGCGCTATTACAGTAGGAGTGACTGCGGCAACCAACGTGGTAGATGCAGCATTTGCGCCTCGTTTAATTACGCCTTCATATTTCCAACCTGATGTTGTACTGCCACCTGTTACGTTAGCAATGCAAGTCCCTTGGAAAACATAGGCAGAATTATTTGGCAGAATTACTTGATTGGTTGTTGTTGCCGCACTTGTATTGCTGCGAAGTCTTGTCGCCGTTGCGTCTGTAGTTGCAACGCCAAGAAGTAACAATGCTGATTGGGTAATACCAGCAAAACCAGAAATAGGGGAGTTATTTGCTGGCAAAACGGTATTACCATTAATTAATCTTGTTGTCCCATAATACCCACCAATTACTGTAGAAGCGTCAGCATTTGAAGTATTTATTAATCCACCAATTACAGCAGAGTAAATACCACTTGCTGTATTGGTATTTCCACCACCTACAAAAGAATTAGTACCACTTGCAATATTATTAAATCCACCACCAATAAAAGAACTACTACCACTTGCACTATTACTATTTCCACCACCTATAAAAGCATTACTCTGACTTGCATTATTACTACTTCCACCACCTACAAAAGAATTAGTACCAATTGCAGTACAAGAAGTTCCTCCACTTACATAAGAATTATAATTTAACGCTCCTGCTGGACTTTGATTTAATGTTATCCAACCAGTTGCACGCAAACCAGCGCTTGTTCCAAAACTTATAAAATTTTTAGAATAACAAAAAACCAAAGTCTGTCCCTGCCCTAAAGTAGCAACAGTATTTGATGTACCGCCAGCACTTACATCAGAAGCAAAAATACTAATACTTTGATTGTTAGCGGTATATCTTGCATTAACAATTTGTATTTGTTGACCTTCTATTGGGGCAGTTGGCAAAAATAACTGAATTGCAGTTGTATTTGCACCAGTTTTAAAATATTGAATAGGCGCACAATCATCTGCTAAAGAAATAATTGTTTGTCCAGTATAGGCTCTAAATAAATCCCATACCTGTATTGCGGGAGTGTTTTCAGATGCAAAACCTGTAAACATTAATAATCTCCACCAACAGCAGTTAGGTGGAATCCTGCCGCTACCGCTGTTCCAAATGTTGCGTAAATACGATAACCCGCTGGCAAACTAATGTTTAAAGGCAAAATAATATCAGGCTGTTCAGCCGTTTCAGATACCGTTGTTGCTGACAAAGTTCTCTCTAGATACAAAGCATTGTTAGCCGCAGTAGTAGTAACAGAGCCATTGTTTATCCACACACGAATAACAGTCGCTACGTTTGTTCCCAATGCTCTAACTTTTATAAAATCAAGCCTTGAACCATCAACTGCTTTCCCAGTAAATATTGCACCGTAAATTGTCCCACTACTTAAATCTTTGGTTGTGTTGGCGGTTACCCCAGGCGTTGCCGCATTAGCAGCCGCACCACTTACAAAACTATTTACTGGCGTTAGTGGAAAGATTGGGTTTGTATTTTGTGCCATTTAAAAGCCTCCGATTGACCAAGATAAAAGTTTGGGAATTGGTGATGAACTACTACCTGCTGGGGTCACCCATGTCGGTGCGCTTGTGGCGTTGCTTTGCAAAACTTGTCCCGCAGTACCTACCTGACCATTAAATGCTACCGACCCATTTGTTTCAATGGTCATTGCGTCAGTTGTATTAACCGACCCATTCACAATAAAACTGATCTTTTGGCTGTCCCAACTACCAAGCACAAGTGGCCCACCATAAGACTCCACAAAACTAGCCAACGGTGCAGAAAACCCATTATTGGGAAATCCCGCAGCTATATAACTGTAATTTGCGTTATTTATTCCCAGCTCGCCATAGGCCGTGTGACCGCCGTCATTAACTGCATAGCTTGCGTAACTTGTATTGCTGGCGCTTGTATTTTGCAGGCTTGTGTAAAGGTATAACGCCTCACTTGCCGTAAACCCCGCAATTACGCCCGAGTCGGTGTGTACCGTAGCATTGCCAACATTTAAAGAGCCAACATTGGTTGTGCCTGCCGTGTAAGGTATCAAAACACGGTTATTGGCATCCTGATTAACCGACTTTTCAGCAGGGTAGGTAACAAATACGTCCTTAACACCTGCCGCAAAATCAATCGTTGATCCTGTAGATGAAGAGATTAAGGTTGTCCTGGCTAGTGTCCCCGCGTAGTAAGTCCCAATCCCAACCTCCCATTGCGTACCGCCTGCAATTGTGTAATAGGTTGTATTGTTGTTGCCAATCACCGCAAAGGTTTGAAAGCCCTCTACCGTGCCATCCAGCGCTAGTGTCCCTGTGCCGGTCGCGGTGGTGGTCTGCCTAACCCGATCAGCTAGAACAAGGCTCATGCTGTCTCCACGCCTATCACTAAGCCATCAGCGCCCCTTATCACTCGTTTGGGTGCGTTAAGCCTTTGCATGGCCTCGCCAATGTTTTGCATGGTCTGACCGTGCATATTTGCCATTTGGTCGTGCATCTCCACCATTCTATTAACAGCGTCCGCAATCGGCGCACCTAGCTCGTTGGTTATTTGTGCAGCCGCTGCTTCAACGACCGGTAGGTCAACGCCAGGGTTGCTACCAATCCTTGCCACCATAATTTTAGTCGCTGCATCAAGTTCTGCTTTCCATCGCTCATATTCTTCCCTTCCAGCCATTTCTCGGGCTTTAATTTGTAACTCATTGTTCTGCTTGGCAGTCTCTAAATCTACTTTCATTTGCGTTAACTGCATCTCAGTCTGCGCTCGTGCCTCTTGCATCTGCATATCAAACTGTGCCTGCGCTTGCGCCAATTGTGCCTCTGCCTGCATTTTCATCTGATCAGATTGCGCCTGTGCTTGCATCTTCATCTGCTCGGCCTGTTGCTCGGCTTGCATCTGTAGCATCTCGGGTGGTGGGCCTGCCGGTTGTTGTTTGGCCTGATCTGCACGATCTTGCAAGGCTTTCATTGCCCTTTCTACCGCGCTCTCCAACCCGCGACCAGCTCTAAACCTACGCACCAAGAACAATAGCATCTCAGAGGCCATAGGCAAGGTCTCGGGCGCTTGAGCAATCATAGGGATCGCTTCACGCAAGAATGCACCAATGGCTTGAATTGCCTCTTGTGCGCCTTGCTTCTCGGCCTGCTCGTCAATTTGCGCCAAACTGTCAGCCTCGACCGCAATGTGGAAATCGCGCACGGTGCTGTCGGACAACATCTGCAACGCCGCTTGCAACATCTGCGGGTCTTGACCATCGGGCGTGTTCATCACACCTGACATCTCCACAATTAGCTCGGGCGGGTAAAACTTACAAATGACCTGTGCCTTGAGCTTAAAGATGTCGGTAGCAAACCGCGCTACATCGCCTTGACTGCTCTTTAACCGTAAGCTGCCAAAGTTAGCTTTGAGCTGTTGAGCACCAAGGGTTTCTTGGGCTTTGGACGATCCACGCAAGATGTCCGATATACCCATAATTTCATAGATGCTCTGCTTAACCTGCTCCCTAGCCGCATACAGCTCACGCAAGGTCACAATGATCTGCGAGGTGTCCATCATGTCGATAGCGCCCTTTAAGCCGCCTTTTTCCGACATTGCCGCCCAACCGGTCACAGGGAATAGCTTGTTGTCCACGCCCTCGCTAAACATCCGCGCCAGCTCTTTAAACTCAGCATTAAACACACCCACCGCTTTACAAGCCTTGGTCAGCAAGTAAATGCGCTGTGTTAAGTTGTCTAGCTCTTGCGCCTGATCCTCATACTCGCAGAAATCAGGTACAGGGATCATCGTGCCGGTGGTGGTGGTTGCCATCAACGGCTTGGGGCATGGAAAGAACTCTTCTAGCTCTAGCGGGTCATCTCTCTCATCTAGCGCCTGTGGATAACCTTTGGCAATCCAACAAACCTTTGCCGTGCGCTTATTCCAAATCTCATAGACCATCGCCTTTTTGTCGTAGGTCATCTTGGCGGTCATGGGATTCTTGCCGTCCATGTCGGTGTTTGAGCTAGTCAGGCTGACGTTCTTAAACACGTCTCCAAAGCGCTCTACGCCCTCTTCCTTGGTCATGTAGACCGCCCGAGCTACCCACCAAACCTCATCCCATGTGCGAGCTGGTGAATGCAAGAAATCTGACCAGTAGACGTAATCAATAGGGCTGTGAGCTGCGTCAATGCGCTCTGTCGGGTCTTCTACCGTGTTGTAAACCTGCGATTCTTCGGTCTCATCCAGCTCACCCTCATCAGGTCGATCATTGACAATCACAGGCTCGTAGCGAATCCAAGCCGTACCGCGACCAGGCAACAATCTGTCCTGCACCGCGCCACTCATTGCCGCATCAAAGTCGCCAAATTGGGTGGTCTCGTATTCCATGACACGCTCAAGCATAGTAGATGCAAGGCGACCCACAGGGTCTTGATCCATATAGCGGCGTGACACCTCGGGCTTGGCCTGTCTGCCATAAAGGGCAGGGAAAAGAACTTGGATGTTTGACCAAAGGATATTGAATTTCATCCTTGGCATCTCTATGGCATCACGCTCGTCCCGATACCGCTTGACAACTTTTAAGCCGCGCTTTTCCCACTTATCAAATATCTTAATGGCGGTCTCAATCTGATCGTGCCAATAAGGGCCAGCATCCTCGCCCTCATATGCGCCGTTTTCATCGTACATGATCAGTTACCGCTGGCAAAGAAGAATGTGACATCTAGCGTACCGCCCTCGGTTGCGTATAGGCTTGTGCCTACATTAGCAGGGAATCGGTGAAACCCAATGGCAGGGGTAATCGTGCCTGACATGACCGTGCCGCTTGCGCCGCCATCTCTAAGCACTAAAGTTCCCGAGCTGGTGTTATTAACGTAAAACCCAAGCAACTGGCATGGGCCTGTTGTGACATCTCCTGTTGCGGTGATGTTTTTATATCCACCTACTTCTGCGACCGGCTGGCTCATATTCGCTCCTCTTTATGTTGCATCTCATAATCCCACAGCTCATCGAGTGTGATGGTTTGCAGGGTCTTGCCCTTGGGCGGTGTTTGATCTTTGGCCTCTTGTCTATAGGCTACTGCAAGCATTCTAAACGCATCTGCGGGGTGTGAGCACCAATCGTGGCGCGGAGTTTGACGAAAAGTTTTCTTATCTTCATCGTATTCCCGCTGATATTGCCTTAACGCTTCTAGCCCCTCATCGCATCTAGTGTCGAAATAGCATAAGGGTAAGACCATCCGCACCGCTTGGATGCCGTCTTGCACCCCAATCTCAGGCACGATGGCTAACTTGCTGATGCCACCAAGGTGCGCCGCCAGCTGTTCAATGATTGACTTGCCGCCCGAGGCCAGCGTTTTAGCCCTTGCGTCATGCGGTAGGAAATGGCGGGTGTATCGGTAACCCTTATCCATAACTACGTCTGCCAATTGCTCAATGCTTGCGCCTGACACGGCGTAATAGTCCATTACCCTGATCTCGCCCCTGACCACTTGATACCACCAAATAGCCGTATCGTCCCGATAACCCAAGTCCCATGCGGTGTAAACAGGCGATTCAGGCTCAAAGGGTAGCTCTCTGATCCTGCCATCGTCTTGCGCTTGGCGCATTTCCTGACCATAAAACGCCCCAAGGATGGCGGCATCAAAGCTGCACTCATATTCCTGATCGTACTGGTCTTGGCTTAACTGAGACCGTGCCGCCTCTAATTCTGAGTCGGGCAATAGCTTGGACATTGATGCCGGCAAGCGCAACAGAAACCAATCCGATACTAGCTGGCTTACCTTGTAGATGTCATGAAACTGATTTTTCCCCTTGGGTGTACCCCCGAAAACGGCCCAGCCGAGACGATCTGAAAGTGTAGGTCTTATGACATTACCCCACACACTGGGCTTAAAGTCGCCGTATTCATCAAGGTAAACACCATTAAAACCCATACCACGCATTGCGTCCGCATTGTCCGAGCCAAACAGCATGATCTTTGCGCCGTTCAGCAGCTCTACCATCAGGTCGGATTCATTGGTGGCTTTGGTTACTGGTGCGGCGTAAAACTTAAGGTAATCCCACGCGACCCGCTTGGCTTGGCTTCTAAATGGTGCAATGTAAGCATATTGGGCTGATCTATTGCCCTCGGTGATGGCTCGCTTGATCAGGTCGTTGATTGCCGCTACTGTCTTTCCAGCTCTACGGTGGGCAACTAAACAAGACCAGCGCTCGGTGCGCTCATGGAATGGCATGAATGCCGCCCTTGGGGAATAGGGCAAGATTACTTCACGCCGCCCCATGTCACCACCATTTCTACTGGGCCATCATCTTTGCCAGTAATCTCAGTCCTTGCCAACTTGGGTACATGGTATTCAACTACCGATTGGAATAGCTCAAAGGCTTTAGCAGGGTTGGGTTTGATGTCATGCTCAGGAACGCCCTTAGCGACCTCATCAAGCCACTCTGCCAATCTGTGTGCGTTACCATCAACAAACAAAGCAATCGCCTCCCTTGCCTGTTGTGTGGTCTTGTTAGGCACACCCGCAGCTCTTCCCCCTGCTTTCTTTCTACTATTGACTACTTTAGTTGTTGACATAGTTATTTAGCATTATGTTACTCTGTTGGGACAGGGTATCTTAACTCTTGCGGTGATGCAAATGGGCTTTGACCTGCGCCTATGCGTTGTTGGGCATAGTCTTGTGCTTTTTTGTATATCTCAGGCGTTGGCTCTAGTCCCATGCCAAGCAGATCAATCTCTTGTTTGGTCAAGGTTGGCACTAACAATGGGTGTGATACCAAATTGCCGTCTTGTCCATAAGCGCTTGACTGCTCGGTCATTGCGCCGCCCTCATTCATTGGGATTTCGCCAAAGTAACCTTTGCCCTTGACTGTGCCTTGATTGATGTTTTGGCCTGTTTCTAGGTTTCTCATGCCATAAGGCGCAAGTCCCTCTTGGCGGCTTAACGCTTGGGCTAGTAGACTGTAATCAGGCATCTGCAACCTCTTTCATCTTGATCAAGCCATTCATCATACGGCTCTTGGTGTTAAACCATTGCTTACTGAAGTCGCAGTTTTGGTAATGGTCAAACTCAGGGATGCCTAGCGTGTAATGAGCAATCTTGGCGTTCTTGTTTTCTTGCTCGCCTACTAGCACGTTCCAATCTTTCGGTAGCTCACCGATAAGTGAATCAGGCAGCCAACCGAATCGGTGAAGCTCTGCGCCTGTGTGATCCTCTACAAACTCAGGCGTTAAAACCCTGTTTCTTGGGTGATCGCAATTCCAAAGTATTAAACTTGACCAATTCTTTCGGGGATAGTCCCGATTCGCCGATTCCATTGGTGTGCCAATGTATTTTCTTGGGTGCTTGGTCTGATACTCATGCTTGACCACTTGCACCGCCTTGGTTGGGTCAAATAACTTGCTCAAGTCGTCAATGTTTGCCAACATCAGCATATCGCTGGCATCCAAGAATATTGCCTTGCCGGTGAACTTGGTGAAGTAAGGAACTAGAAACCGCTGATAGGTAAATGCGTTTGTGCCGTCTCTTTGTGTACCGTATAGCGGTGTTATGGCGACCGGCT